GTCATGACACTCCGGCAATCAAAAAGGTGTCTCTAACCGGGTTACTTCGAAGCACGTTCTTCAATTTGGGCTCTTGAAGACCTTGCGGTTTGTACGCATTCCGTTGTTTCCCGATCGAGAAACACTCTTCTGGTTGCTGATGTGCTTGACATCTGCTTGTCGGAATCCTGCGATTCCTTCTTTGAAAACGCCCATGTCGAAGTTCGTAGTCATTGGTGGTCTGAAGACTCCCAATTTACAATCATCAGCAAAGGCAGTGAAAATCTTCAGCTTATCAGCTGTCGTAATCACACTTAAAGTTCCCGAACTAATGGGTGCTACGCCATGTGTACTGGCTGTATAGCAAAAGTTGAAGTGGGTTTGAAAGGGGCACGAAACATCAATATAATCCTGATTATTCAAAGGATACAAGACTTCTCTTGGGTAAAGGCCCGTAAATGCTGAGGCTGATGTTAATTCAAGACCGCGGTATGTAAACACTCCGTGGTCAACAGCGTCAATAACAGGTACTCCAGGTAAAGTGGAGTCCAAGTTCAAATACGGTGCAAATACAACCTGAGGAAGCTTATTTCCTTCAATAAAGATTCTATACTTTATTCCTCCGGCCCAGCCAGCAAACAAATCCGCAAATTGTGATCTTGGTTGAACAGAAAAATTGTAAACTTTGAAAGTCTCCCCATTCTCTGAAAAACTAGATTGAACATTAAACGAATCCAAGCTCCAATCATCAACGGGTACCATCTTAACATACCTTCTCGTCAGTTCCAAAACATCCGTGACAGTGAACTCAAACTTTCGTCCGAGCTCAAGCTTACACGGAATATTTGGCCGATCGTTGGTGTCAGTTTTCGTGATTACCGTTTCATCAACTCCAGCAACATCATCAGTAGTTTCAGCTTTCTCGTCCTCTAAAACAACTGGATCGGGTCCTTGGGCTATCATTGGAACAGGTTGTGGACCTGACCAACGTCTGATCTTTATTGGAATCTCACTAGCCGTTAGGTCAACCCATGTCATCCAGTCTTCAACAGGCCCTCCTTCAACAATGAAAGTAACATCGCCATTCACTTCAATTTGAATGAAGTTAATGGTACCAGTTCTTTCAACCGTCTGCGTTCCAGACAAATTGTTGATCTCCAAATCGACTGCTCTAGGTGAAAGGATTTCATATACACTGGTGCTATAGGGAGCGGGTTCTGTCAACCAACGTGTTTGTTCGGCTGTGTACCTCAAGACTCTACCTTCCAATGTTTTGAACGGAGCTCTTGTCCATCTGTTATGGTTAGGAACTCTGTGTTCAAACTCATAAACGGCTCGAGGTGCATAAAACAAACGGTTGTTCCAAGTCATTGGAGAAACCGCTCTTGGTACAGCAAGTTTCACGTTTTCAAAGTGAACAAACATCAACAGGTCATAATATGGTGCAACCGTTTCAGGAGCAACCAAGCCATTATTCACCACCAGAGCAAAAGTACCCAAAGAGTAATTTTGCACTGGGTCAATAGATCCCTCGCCTTCATAAGTACGCAAGAACTCAGTTTGTGCATTGAAAGGTACTGTCAACTTTCCAATGTAGTTCGTTCCGTTCTCATTTGTCGAATAGGAAATAATAGATGAAAGACTGACTGAGGTTGATCCTTCTGTAACATCCGGGGCTCCATAACCAACTAACGCTTGCACTCTTGAAGAGGCAAACTTTGTTATACATCCAATAAAGGTGAAAACAATGTCTGCTCTCCAAAAATGAAACGAATTCAGTAATGCCAATATCAGCGGGATTCCGCCTCCTTCAGCAATCCCCAACCTTGTGTTCAAAGCCACTTTCACCAGAACAGTTCCTGGAATAGCTGTCTTCGTCACTCTCTTCGTTGTCAATAAACAATCTTTACTAAGTAAATTAGCAAATTTTGTTTCTTCAGGCATGAAAATCTCACCTGGTTCACGAGAGAGAGCCGACGGATACAATTGTAAATCACGTGTAGGTCGTACACCATGAGACACAGCCATTCCTGGGAATGCTTGTTCTACGGGTATTGCTCCTGAACTCAAAGGGGGGTTGTCAAAGGGCATTGGCACCGATACGTCCGGTGATATGTCCTGTTTTGCACTCGATCCTCCTTCAATATGAAAATCCTGAACGGGCAAATTTCCTCCAGCAGTAAAATTGGTGTTATTCACTACTGAACTTGAATTGCCTTGTGCTTCAAAATTCACATCCAAAAGTTCGTCCATGTCTTCGTCTCCAGCACTCTTATAGAATTTGAAATTTGGTTCCCCGACCACTAATGGTCTTGGAATCATAAATTCAGCATCCGGAAAAGCGCTGTAGACTGAAAAATCTACCGAATCTGCGTTCGCCGATGCTTCTGCCGTCAGAGCTGCCATTGGTGTTATAAAAACTGTTCCTAAAGACTCCGTTCCTGTTGCCATTGTGTTCATCACTGATCTCAAATATACATAAGGGATCCTCAGGGTATAAGTTGCACTTTGGTCAGGCATCATGAATACATGCTGTGTCATAGTTATGTTCGCTAATTCGATTTCATAACTAGCCAAAGGCACAAAATACATAACTGCCATCCCTTGCTGTTGAGCACTTCCATTAATTTGTACTATGATCTCAACATCTCCGTGCCAGAATGCAAACCTTGTAAAAGGCATATTCTGCAAATTCCCTGTGTCTCCTTCTTTCAAAATACCAAAGGGTACATCAAAAGATGCAATCGCTTTTCCAACAATATCAGTCGATTTCCACTTGAAGCCAGTTCTCAAAACTCTAGATTCCGTTCCGAATTTCAAGTCCATTGCTTCCTCGTTTAAAGCTCTCCCTGCCAATTTGTGTTCCGAGTTCATGATCTGTCCTGCTGACACCTCCTTATTTGCATTGGTTTGTACCAATGAATGAGTAGGTGGTCCTTGTCCTGTAAATCCGTAACAAAAATCTGATCCTGAAGCTGCCGTTCTTCTCGCCACTCTTCTTCTCACTTCCAAATAAGATGGTATATCAATCGGGTGTTGATTTATCTCCTCTAACGCACTATTTATAGCTTGCGAGTACTCTTTGAAATACCTGTTTCCCCACATGGAAGCCAATTCAATCGCTGCTAGGCACTCATCTCTTAAAGACTTGTTGCCGTTTCGAGTCCAGTGTATCGTTTCTTCTAACGTCGACTTCTTCAATGCTCCACAATACTGACCATCGTACAGAATAGGGTGTGCTCCTAGGAATGTAATCTCTTCAAAAGTTCTAAAGTCGTCTTTCAACTCTTCATCCTTTTTGTCTGAGGTATACACTTGTCCCAGAATCTCCATCCCGTCCCTTATCTGAAATGGTGTCATAAAGGGGGCCGCCTCTTCACTAAAACAATAAATATGATCGTCACCTAAAACCTTCATTCGGACATGCTTATTAAACTGCAAGTGCGGACACTGCAATATAAATACATATCTTAAATAAAGATCATGTGCAACCGTATTCATTAAAGTAGTAAAGAAACACCCAGAATAATGCGTATGTCTGAACCAAACCTTATGCTTAGCGATTTGTGCCGGAGACCATCGTTGTTGATTAGTAAAGGATCTATATCCTTCTTCACTAACCAAACCCTTGGCCCAGTCTCCAACAATCTCGTAAGCAATCTTCCATACGTCAGAGTTTGATCTCTTGTCCCAGTTCTTGAAGTCACCAGCAACAAATTTGCTACCAACTTCGCGTAAATAATCGTACATCGGGTGCATGTCATGTGAATATTGATTCATACCCACAGCTGAGCATGTAGTATAGTACGATGAATTAAACGCCGCTAGAACAGAACCAAAGATCATCCTGTAACCTACGGAAGCCACTACACTGTCGCAGTAAACGATTCTTGTACGTTTTTGATCGATTTTAGACTGTGTTACAGCTTCATCTTTCAAAAATGCCAAGAACCGAGTCTCGACGTCTCTTCCTGCATCGACATCTTCTACAAATTTAAGAACCATTTTCTTAAACTCCGGGTCGATACAAATGTCTCCTTCGCTGTTAAACCAGAAGAAGTCACTCTTTCCTCGTTTCTTCGCCACTTTGCAGAGTGGATATCCTGATGATGTTAGTACCTTCAATGAAGATAAAATACCAGGAACTCCACCGCAGGCTTCCTCAATTGTCAACCTTCGTTTTCCCATTGGCCACTTTAGATTCTTCTCCCAATCTAAAGCGGCGGCCTCCTTGATTTCTGCTAAGATCTTTTCATCCAATGTTGGTGAAATATAGCTTAATGTGTCATTAACCATATTAATCATTGGATCTTCTCCTCCTGCTCTTTCATCTGCTGGTGAAAGTAGCGGTTTCTGCTTCTTAGCAGCCCAAGGCAAATGTGGTGAAATTGCCGAGGGTGTGAGCTTACTAACTCTATTTTGGAAGACCACTTCATCGCGCGAAACTTCTTCTACTCGCAATAAGTTTGGTCCAAAATAGGGCATTTCTGCTCCTTGTGCTTGAAACTCAACATTTGACTCCAGAGGTATAGTACCATCATCACTTAAAGCTGAATTAATATCTTCTCTAGTAACGATCACTGCCATACCAAAGGTGTCAAAACCATCTGAACCTCCTGCAACATGCATTCCCATTATCTTGCCTGGACAAACCTGTCCCACTGACTTGATAACGGATCCGCAATCTCCTCTCTCTGTTGGATACTTGTAGTACAAGCACTCTCCGAGCTCAAACTTTCGTTCACCGCATCTGTAGTTCTTGTTTACAGCTTTTCCAACCATGGTGTACTTGTCAACTCCTTCTAACGTTATCACTCCTGAAGTTGATTTGAAGTCTGCAACATCCTCATATGACCAGAAATTTCTGGTCACATCCGGGAAACAATTCATTTTCTTGTCCAAAAATGTAACAAAAACTAAATCGCTCTCTTCACTCGTTCTCAACATCGAAGAATCAAAGGTCAACTCTGAAGTTGCTCCTCTGAACCTGACTTTCATCGGGGTTCCATTTGGAACCACTTTGCCGTCCTTCAAAAAAGAATGGTAGTAAGTCATAAAAGTTTGTCCTCTTATTGGGAAACCATTATGTCTTACACCATCAATTTCAAAGAAAAACTCACTCGGTCCTTGTCCCTTGTGGAACACTTTCTTTACCTGTGGTGTCGTCGTTTGTCTCGTCGTTGGTGGGCTCTGTCCAAAACAGATTGTTGCCTCTTCCGTGTCTTCTGGACTACTCTCTCCTTTGAAGAATCTCCTAATCGACCAAATAATAACAAAAATACCAACCCAAGCGGCTGTATTTCTCGCTGTTGCTACAATTTGATCCTTTGCTCCTTTGACTTCAAAGTCAGGAATATGTTCATCTTGTGATCGAACGATCACAACTGGCATCTTCCCTAAACTAACGAATTTGTCCAGCACAATCTTTCCCCACATTTCTTCCAACTTCTTTCGGTAGACTTCATCATCGCCTGCATAATCCGTGTCGTATTCATCTGGTAACAAATCCTTGCTAGTGATCACAAGACTCGGCTGAATTCCGCCATGTAAAGTTACATAGCTTTCTTTCGCTCCTCTTGCAATACACGTCGGGCAAAGGAAGTTGTGAACAACACTCTCATCATGCTTGTGGGCAAAATTTGCCGAACAATAAATTGTCCGATCAAAGGTTCGCCCATCTCTGGTGTAAAGTGTTCCGTCTTCATTCAAAACAGGTTCCTTGAATTCTCCTAGACACTTATGTCTATGAATCCTTCGAGGCTCCACATTTGAATGATCCAACTTGGCTATCAAATCCTTCTGCGTCACAGGTGGTGAGATATCACTCTCTGATCCTTCTGAACAGGTCTCAAAGTTTATATCTGGAATGGGTTCGTGTCCAACTCTCTCAGCAAATCTAACAACTGCCTTTCCGTAGGCTTCAATGAGGGTTTTGAAACTCATAAGTTCCGAATCCGTCATGTCGCTCCTAAAGTATACGTAGTTCAATATCTTTGCCTTGACGTCATCCATGATCGTTTTCACTCTTTCCATTGAGACTTTGTGCAATTTATTCAGCTTATTCTTCAGATTCTTCAAATCCTTCGAAAGCATTCGCCTCTCCTCGTCGTCCATTGATCGGGAGGTGCTTGCTCTCGGAGAACCTGAAGGTCCTTGTGAAGAAAAACTAAACAAACTAAACAAAGCATCAGTCAATGACTGCGGCTCATTTGGTATTCCTCTAATTTCTCTCATCGCTTCCTCTAACAATTCCGTTGGGGTCTTATCAGGTTCGATAGTTGAATTCTGACTCTCATCAATCTTCTTGCAGATTTCTCTATGTCTCTCGTAGGCATCTCGCAAGACTACTACGAGTTCGTTGTATGTCAAACCTTTGACTGGAACTCCTTGATTCGGTTCTACTGGCTCTAGGTCAAATTTCAACCAAACTAGTTCTCTGATCTGAACATCAGTGAAACCAGACAGGTTGATAGTTGATCCAGTAAACAGTTCCTCATAATCCGAGTTCAACTTAAGAACAACCAAATAATTTCTTCTTCTCCAAATCGCTGCGTTGGGGATTCCTACCACTGTGTTGTACTTAGTATTGTTCATGGTTATAACTCCTACAGGCACTGCGATATCTCCTTTAATTCCTACTGCGATATCATCAACACTTGGTAGATTTGGCTTGAAACACTTGTTCGAAACTAGTTCGATGTATTCCATACCACCTCTACAACATGTTTGTTGATCTCCAACAAGAAACTCGTCAATCATAATCACCTTGTGCGAAGGTCCATTAAATCCACTCCAGAATTCATCAGCAATCGGGCGCGTATAAATTTCATTATTCAAAACCTCAAAAACATCCCTTGCAAGCTTGGTAGACATTAATGTCTTTCCAAAGCCTGGGGGGGATGCTAAATGTATTGAAAATGGTAGTTCTCGATACGCCTTGTCATGCTTAAACTTCTCTAAGACTGCCAGTATTTCCATTAGGGATGCTAAATGCCTAACAAAAATATTGACAACCGCGGGTGTTTTAATCTTTCCTTTCAAACCTTGTGCCTGTGAAACCAAATCAGAAATCCATTCGAAATATTCTTTCGAAACCAAAATTCTCGGAACTCTCTTCAAACGAACGACCGCTGTCGCTCTAACAATCCAGTCTTCAACTAACATTTCGTCTTTCTGTTCTTGTGATCCAAATTTCATTTTCAATGCTGATTGTAAAACGGTGGGTAAAACTAAAAACAATGAACCTAAAAATACTGTTCCCATAAAGCCTGCTGTTACCAAAGTATTGAATTCCCTGGCTCGCTTTGACAAGCTTGCCATATCAGTCTTCGATAAACCTAAAATTAAACAAACTAAAGTGATAGTAGCTGCAAGTGGATCCAAAATGGGTCCTTGTCCAACAAATTCGGTTTTCCCTGTAAAATGATTAATCAGTCTTTCTAAAATCCGGGTTATCAATTTATAAGTCACAATACCTAGAACATCAATGACTAAAATAATCAAAATCATACATGATAAGATTATAAAAGTATCATAAGTTCGTTCCACAGCTGCGTCTTTTATAAATTGAATTGGGTCAAACATCTTAGTGATAAACCTTTGTAATTTCTTAAAAAGGTTATCAACAATACTCGCCATTGTCTCTGAAACCAAAGAAAGAACACTGCTTACTGCTCCAAGCATCTTTTCAAAGACTTTTGAAACAAGACCAGAAATTCCTTCCGTTGTTTTCGCGAATCCGGTTTTTATGATATCTACAAATTGTTTGACAATGTCGCCAATTGATTGGGCTTCAAAATCTACTTCTCTGGAGACTTCACGCTGTCCGTAATCCTTACAGTTTCCATATCGTTCTCTCAATTCATAAATGTAACTCAAGAACCGCGAACGGTTCATCTTCGGGTCACAGATTAAATTCTTGTCCTTGGTGGTCATAGCAATCACTGTCGCATAATGCTTCTTGTAGCGTTCTTCAACATCAATTCCTCTAACCTTCAGTGCAATGTCCTTTAGTCTCAATTCACAAACAATTGCGACTAAATCATCCAATAAAAAGCTGTCGTAAAAATACTTGTTCTTAACCCTCGAAAGAGTCATACAAGCACATTTCCTGTACGTCCTTTGGTGAGTGCAAAATTTGTCTCTAATCATATATCTAACTAGTCCATTTTTAGCTACATTTGAAAATTCCTCGTCTGACTCGTCAGCTGACTCATCATCAGAATCTTCATATGCTACATCAATGTTTTCATCAGAAGATATGTTGTCAAAAATTTCAAACTCATCAATAACACTCTCATCACAATGACTCAGTGTCTCACCTTCCTCAATTTCAACTTCCATCGCTGAATCCTCTTCTTCAGGTCCACTCTTCTCTTCGTCGGGCTTCCCCCACTTTCTCAAAATTGGTTGAGTAATTTCACGGATTTCACTCTCCGCGTTCGACCCCTCAACAAGGTCTCGCTTAAGTGCTCCCTTCTGGGAGACTTCCACAACACTACGACTTGCCGTCGGTGCTCTCAATTTTTCGGTTTTGTCTGAG